CTTCTCTAGATTCAGAAAATAGTTTATGTTTGGGAACCCTAACTGCTGACTCCTTGCTTTCCGAAAAATATTGGCTCAATTCTTCAAATCTGTCAAAGGACTTCTCTACGACTTCCAAAGATGACTTTTCAATTGCTTCTTTTAACCAAGAAACATACACAGGTTTAGAAAGGTCATCTTTCTCAATCAAGAAAAGAAGTACTTCAATAGCATAAAGATATGAGCCAACATATTTCGTAGTAACAAGGGAATCACAAAATTTACATTCACAAGTAGTAACACGTAACTGATCCAAGCTAGGAGCATCAGCAAAACCACAAGAAACATTAGAAAACAATTTCTGTCCGATTTTAAAGACTGTTCCACCTACAAGAAGGGCACCACATAAAGTAATTAAGTGGTACCAATTCTTGGAAGTGAAAAAGTCGTAAAACCATCCAGCTAACGATTTGGGTAAAGATTTTATTGCATTTAATTTATTCTGAACAAAGGTAACAAAACTAGTAACGAGTTTACTATTCATTGCTTTATCATATACTTCTTTTGCACTATCTGTTGCAGTTTCAGTCACTTTCTTAACGGTAGTTAAGAAATAGTCTGAAGCTGAATCAAGTGCATCTTTAGCGTCTTCAAAAGTGTCTGAAATGGTCTCCTTCATTGTCTTAGTTTCCTTTCCTTTCTGTTCGAAGAAATCATCAACAAAATCCTTAAGCTTTTCGTCTTCAATTGCTTTCTTATTAGAACTATCAAAAGCACTAAAGAAAAATTGGGCTGGTGATTCATAAAGGGATGTTTGGCTACATCCTTCTTCAGTAATCAACATTTGAGGTTTCAGACATTGCTCCAATTTTTCACAAAATGCTTCTGATGTTTCCTTTGGTTCTCCTTTCATTCCTAACTGGGTCAAAATAGAATCACTCAAATCACTAGACTTCTTGAGACAAGCTTCGGAAGTTTTCCAGAAAAATTCCATGAATTTTGGCAAAATCATGTCTTTTTCTATAATGTTTCCTGTACTTATATCATATCTGTCTATCAAGTAAACCTCTTGTTGGAAAGCTGGGCAGTCGGCTTTGGCAATCTTATCCTGATCAATTACAGTATAAGAACCATCGGGACTATTCTTTCCCCACATGGGGTTTACTCGGACTTCAATTGCAATATCCCATCGCCTTAAAAAGGCTTCAGGACATGCAATTGATTCCAATTTGGGTGTTCTCTGATTACATGTTGCTAATACATAAGGGGAAGTGAAATAACAATTTTTCTTATCTGCTACATTTGACATATGAAGATGATAGGGGGCATCATTTTTAATCCTAATAAACTCTAAAACTTCTGCATTGGGCTTGGTAGAACTATCTTTTGCTTGAAGCATATCATCATACTCGACAATTGGTTGACCATCCATATATCCATCCCAGAACTCGTTAATAACATCACGAGTGTGGCACATAGTATGGACGTTCCATGTTTTGTCGTCTTTATACTTACGCATATAAATAGCATGTTTAATATACTTCATCAAATTAGATTTTCCTACGTTAGATTTACCATAGACAAAAAGAGTTGTAGGCGCAGTACGATTTTTATGTGAATAGGCAGCAGAATTGCGTGCACTAAAGAACGTATCTTTCAGCTGAAGTTGGATTCCAGTAATGTGTCCAACTAAAGCTGAATCTTGAGCTCTTAGTGCAGCAAATCGTATTGCTGTCAAATCATCATCTAAATCTATAATGTGCTTACAAATCTTTTCACATCTATCAATAAATCGGGTTATTTGGGGTTCATTTTTTAAAAGGGATACTCTAGCTAGGGCTGATTTTAACAAGGGA